GGCGTTCGCCGCAGTGGCACTGATGACGCTGACGTTCTGGCTTTACGAAAACGTATTTTTAGGGAGCTAAATATTATGGAAGAGCTTGAGTTTGAATTTTTTGACCTGCTGAAAAAGCATGATTTTGGTTACGACAGGAGTTGTGACCACAGGGTCTTTATGGAAGAGGCCAAGAAGCGCAGGGTAATTGGACAGTGGCTAAACAATCACCCCAGCCTGTACTGGATCTGGGACTCCTTCACCCGTCGATTCCGTGAGGGCAGAACGCCGCTCACCTTGGAGGAACTACGCCGTGATTGAGGAGGTATCAGCAGAAGAGGTTCGCGAGTTTGTGCGGAAGGCCAAGTCTGGGTTGCCCATCAAGACCCTAGTTCATGAGCACGGTATCCCTGCTACACGCATCGCGAAATACATTCGCCTGTATGGTAAGTTTGGTGATCAGTTTTTCCCGCCGAACAAATCTTCCATGGGTCGATCAGTCCACAACAATCGCGAGCTAAAGCGGCTCGTCGAAAAGCACGGCCTGACCAGAAATCAGATTGCCGACATGCTGGGCGCTAGCCCGAATACGGTGAAGAACTGGTTGCGTAGTGAGACCGCCGTCAACCACACGTTGATGCCGACCTACGCCCTCGACCTGATTAGAATTCGGGTGGCGGAGGAAGTCGGTGATACGCAACAGGCCACGGGTTAGGGTGATCAACGGACCCGATGAGGCTGTCTTCGACTAGCTCGAAGATCCCGTACCAGACCCCGTCATCAGATGTGCCGGTGATGACGTACCAGCCCTCAGTCTCTGGGGGCTTTTCATTAAAATAATTCCAGCCCTCCCTGTGAAGGAACACGACGTTGTCCCTCCGCTCCAGAACCTGTGCGGCTTCCGTCATTTTTTATCCTCTGTTGCGGTGGGGGACGACTGCTCCAAAACCTTTGCACCCCGAATTTCACTTCGTCTCGAATGCCTATCAGAGCACCATCGTCTGAGGGATAAGTATCGATGGCCGCCCTCCGCTGATCCAGACTTGACAGTTCACAGATGCGTGAGCACACGAAGATCAGGCACAATTTCATCGCCAACTCTTGAAATTCTGGGGCGAGCTGTTCCTGTAGTTCGGCTTTGATGTCTGGGTAATTCAGGCGCTCCGCTGCTTTCATCGCTGCTTGACGCAGTTCAGCAGGACGCAATCTTTTCCCTCACGATCATGATGAAATCGAACCAGTCGATGACCGCCTTACAGTCATTGGTTGCAGGCAGGTCAGGGTTGATGGCGTAGAGCGGAACGACGCAGTAGGTTGGCTGTCGATCAAACCGATACACCAGCGCAGGTATCAAGCTGTGCTCGTCTGCCGCCTTGACCACCTGATCCCACCACTCGTTCTGGTACATGCCGCCACGGGCGTAACGCTTGCACTCAATCGCAAAGGGCGGCACGAAGATGTCGGGCAGGCTGTTCTCCCTGTACTGGTCGAGGATCCGCTTGATCGGCTCATCCACAATCGTGCCTAGCTCAGCGCGCAACTGGTTGACGATATCTCTCTCGAAGTTGTGGCCCTTACGCCGCGAGTTCACCATCAACAGACCTCCATGGCTTGCTCATCCACTGCCTGCGCCAAGTGACGCACTCGTACAGCGTGTTCTCCCTGCCGTGCTTGCCCATCTCTATCGCGACCCGAAGCTTCTCGTGCTGTACCCCTAGATAGATCATCAGGCGCACCTCGCTCATCGGGATGTGCATACGGCGAACTAGCTCCTCTGCCGTGAAGGTAACCAGCCCCATACCCATCAGGCGTTCGAGGTTCTTTGGCGCTTTAGTTTCTGGTTTTTTAGCCATTTTCCCCGCCCTCATTTTTTTCCAGTGCGACAAGAGCAAGCAGGCAGTAGTGAGCCATCTTCAGGATGTCATGCTTCGGATCTGCCCCCTCCTTTTTGCCCTGCCTCGCCGCGTACTTGATGACGTTAGCCATCGCGTGATCTACCCCGTAACCGGAGTCAATAATCAGGTCGATTGCCTGCGTCCCGTTTTTTGCGTAGTGCTCCGCGTAAGTCCCCAGCACATACTTCTCAAGATCCTTCAGTGCTTTCTTCTCTCTCATCGTTACCTCCCAGCTTCCTCAACACTTTTTCTAGATCGGCCATGTCTTTGAGTGACGTGTGCTTAATTTTTCCCGAGTCTTTTTTCTCAGCGAATCCTTGTGACGTCTCCTCTCCCTGCTTGACGATTCGACACCGATTCCAAAAAGCTTTTTTGGTTATCCATCCGCCGAAGACCACACCCTCATCGTGCTCGCTTGCGAAAACGTAAATGTCGCAACCGAAATGCCGCTGAGTGCAGTTGACGTGGCCTTCAAACAATTCGTGGTTGTAAGGCACATACCTGCGCTTGGTTTTCACATCGACCGTCACATCCCTTTTCCCGAGATGAATGATGTAGTCGTGGTGAATGGTCTCTGAACCGCAAGACGTGTAAGCGAATCGATGAAAAAGCAACCAGTTCCCGAACTCCTTCTCCCCGCTAAACCCTGTCTCCTGACCTGAGCCGTCCTTCAGAATCGTCGTAGCGTTGTAAGCCTCGCCAGTTGAGTAGCTTTTCTCGCTCAAGCTTTCTCCTCCCTGAGTTGGTTGACCAACTCCTCAACGATGAACATCAGTTCCAACTCAGGGCCATACCTTTCCTCGAACCGTGATTTGTATGGGTGCCTGCTGGTGAACAACTCACTGTCGCTGCCTTGCCGGTGATGGAAATAGCAAAGCGGCAGGACGTGGTAGTGCGCCCCTTGCTTTGTCTTGCCCTCGATGTGGTGAATCTCTGCTGGGGTTGGGCCTTTGCCCTCTTGCCTGCAGACGATGCACCCCAGTGACTGGACGTCATCCATCCACCGCTTCTCACCCGCAGTTGGTGTCCTCCCTTTCACTTGCTGGGAGGCCTGCCGCTCACGCCGCACTTGGCGATAGGCTTCCTGCCGTGCTTCACAAGCAGGTCATTCAATCCCTCAATCAGCATCGAGTTGACCGTGGTCTTCTGCTTTCTCGCCAAGATCCGCAGAGAATTTAAGGCCTTGATGTTGACTCGAAACGGAACTGCTTTTCTTTCTTCCCTCATGCGTTGTATGCCCTCCTCTCTAGGCGATTACTTGCTTTCTCCGAGCGCCATTGCTCGAACTCGATTTCGCAGGCTCTGAACTCAGCCTTTGCTGCGGCCAGCATTCCCTTTGCAACGCCCCTGTTGACGCGGGCGTTGTAGACCTCTCCCTGTAGGTCTGCGAATCTCATCTGGGCGGCGGCTGTCTTATGCCCCTCCCCCTCTGCCACAACCATTGCCTTGGCGTAGACCATTTTTTCTTTGGCCTCCGCCCTGCCGATCTCCTCCTCGGCTGAGCGCATCTGCTCCCCCGCCTCTCTGATCTTCATTGCGTAACGCTCTTCCTCCATCACCCCTCCAGTTCTGGTCTGTAAACAAATGGCTTGCCGTCCTTGGTGTGGAAGGCTCTGGCATCTGTGCGCCACAGCCCAATGTTTGATTCAAAGCCGACCATGCGTTGCTTTTTGACCATCAGCGTGACGTCCGGCTGAGCCAGAAGCTCAATGTCGTCATCTCGGGGGGCGACTCCTTGAGATAGCCAGAACTGCCGGTCTTTTTTCTTTTTGTTTGACCAGCAAGCGACCACATTCATAGCGTTGTCAGCCAAGCCGCCGGATCCCTTCAGGTCGTCGATAACTGGGCGCGGGTTGTCCCCGTCAGAGTGTCCTGTCTTCCGAGAGTGATGGACGAGGATCAGGTGGGCGTTGTGAGTGCGGACTAGGTTGGTCAGTTCGACCACAAAATCTCGCTCCAGATTGAGGTCATTCATAGGCATCGTGATCCGCTGAAGGCAATCCAGCACGATCAACTTGCACCCCTGCTTCAGCATATGGTTGACCTTCGCGATGGCGGCGTGAGGCTTGTCGACCATCTCGTTAATGACGTAGAGATACTTGTCCATGAGGGCCATGCACTTCTCTGTAACCCTCGGGGTAGGCTCGCCGTTGCAAAGCTGATCGCACATCAGGCTCAGAAGGTATGGCGTGTCCATCTCGTAGCTGATGTACCCCGCCTTGATCTTGTGCATGACGTAGTCAGCGACCAGATAGTTAGCGACGGTGGATTTGTAGGAACCGCGACTGCCGAACAGGATCGTCACCTCACGCGGACGCAGGGCGAGCTTGTCCCCATCGCGATCCCAAAATGGGAAAAATGCGTCCCCGTTGACGCCATGCTCGCGGAAGTCGATCACCTGCTCCGTGAACTCGCCTGCAGTGAAGACGTTCTGGAAGCCCTCCAGCGATGAGTTGATGTCCAAGTCTTCGAGCTGCATGAACTCGCTGTCGGCTGGTTTCCTAGACATAGAGATCCTCCTCCTTCTGCTCTGGCATAGAGATCTCGTCGAGCCAGCGCTCTTGGTTGATGTAGGTTTCTGGATTCGGGATGTAGCGAGGATCGGAGGGCCAAACGCGGGCGCGGAGATCCTTCTCAATCAACGCGAGGGTTGGCATATCAAGCTTCATCAACTTCTTGACGCACTTGGACTTGGCCACCTTCTTGGGGAAGAGCTTCCAAATCCTCTCTACCTTCTCTTCCTTTTCGATGTCCCGTGACTGTCCCGTGACTGTCACATTCTGTTCTTTATTCTTTATATTCTTACTTCTCTCTTCTTTAGCGAGCTTCTCTCTTGCGCGTTGCCTTCTCTTACGAGCCGCACCCGTCGCGTCAGAACTCTGCTTGTCTTCCCAGTTGATGATGTCCCAGTCCTGCGAGATCAACTCCACGTCCATTAAGCGCTCCTTCACTGCCGCCATCTCGACAGGCGAGAGGCCCAGATGAACTGACAGCATCTGGTCACGGAGCTTGTCGTTAGGCTGATCGAGCGTCCCGTCCGCCTTGGCGCACATCAGGGAGACGTAGTGCCAGCGGTCCTCAAAGGACAGGATTCTCAAACGGGGATGGTTTGCGATCTCGGGGTACAACTTGAACCACTTCACGCTTGGCGGCTCCAAGTGTTGTTCTTGTAGAACTCCAGCGCGTTGCACCCGAGTCGGCGGGACTCACGTTTGACTGCTGCTTGGAACTTCTCCCAGTCCTGCTTCGTGAACTGGTTGCGCGGCTGGTCTAGGCCGATACGAACGATGAACTCGTCGTCTTCCGGCACCCAGTTTTTGGGCCTGTGGAATCCTTCGCGGTGGGTGTGAGGGTCGTCTGGAAACAGATCGTTTTCGGACATGCCCACCGACTCCATGATATCCTTCGGCGCACATCCATGGCTGCGGCAGATCATGATGATTGCGCCAGTGCGGCCTATCTGGATGTCAAGGGAGGGGCTTTTGTCATTGTGGGCAGGACATCTGGCGCGGTATTTGTCAGGTCCGGTGCTTCGAGAATATTCAAGGCGGGAAACGAATTCTTCTAGTTTCTGTCTTATCCCCATTTAAGACTCCGTTTGCCTATATTAAAACTT